ATCAGAAAAGCAGTTTGAAAACAAGATCAAGAAGTTCTTGAAGGATGAAGGCTGCTGGTTTCTGAAGTATTGGGCAGGTGCATCTTACACCAAAAGTGGGATCCCTGATCTGCTGATCTGCTGCAACGGTTACTTCTTAGGTGTAGAAGTTAAAGCACCAAGGGGAAAGCCATCAGAACTGCAGCTTTGGAACATAGAAAAGATCAAAGAAGCTGGTGGAATTGGATTGGTTCTTTATCCAAAGGACTTTGATTCATTCAAAGAGTTAATATACAAATTGAAAGGTGGTGAGTAGATGCAATTTAGTCATTCAAGGGTTGAAACATATCACAGCTGCCCATATAAGTTCAAGCTAAGGTACTTGGACAAGATTAAAACCATTCCAGCTGATAACGCTGACAATGCTTTGTACCTTGGAACAGCAATGCACACTGGCATTGAAAAAGGTGTTGAAGCTGGAATCAAGGAATATTATGACCGCTTTCCAGTGATCAATGATCTTCATATCAATGAAGCCATAAAGCTGGAATACTTGATCCCAAAAGTCAGGGAAGTGCTTCCTAAAGGGCAATATGAAAGGATGGTTGCTTCATCACATTTCATTGCATTCCTGGACTTGCTGACACCAAATGATGATGGATCCTATGATCTGTATGACTTCAAGTATTCAAACAACATTGACAGATATATGAAATCAGGACAGCTGCATGAATACAAGTATTTCTTAGAAAGCACAACACCTTATAAGATCAGGAACATGTATTTTGTGTTTGTTCCAAAGGTTGGCATCAAGCAAAAGAAAACTGAAGATCTGATCAGCTTCAGAAGAAGGATCATGGAAGAACTTGAATCATCTGAAGTGATCATCAAAGAAGTAGAATTTGATTATACCAAAGTGATTGAATTCTATGAAGGGATCAAGACGATCCTGGAAGCAAAAGAGTTTCCAAAGAACCCAACTTATTTATGTAACTGGTGTGAATACCAAGACTATTGTGTGAAAGGAATTGATTATATGTTATTGCCAAGTAGTGAAAGAAGAAATATTGAAAAGATTGAAAAGAAGGTTGTTTGGCTTTATGGCGCACCATTTAGTGGGAAAACTTCACTTGCTGATAAGTTCCCAAATCCAATCAACTTGAACACTGATGGAAACATCAAATTTGTTACAATGCCATACCTTGCAATCAAGGATGAAGTGAAGGTGGAAGGTAGACAGACCAAAAGAACCCTGGCTTGGGAAATCTTCAAGCAAGCTATTTCAGAACTGGAAAAGAAGGACAATGACTTCAAGACATTGGTTGTGGATCTTCTTGAAGATACTTATGAACACTGCAGAGTTTTCATCTATGATCGTGAAGGGATCACACATGAAAGTGACAACAGCTTCAAATTTTATGATGTTGTTAGAACTGAATTCCTTTCCACACTGAAAAGATTGATGAACCTGGACTATGAAAACATCATTCTGATCAGTCATGAAGATACATCCAAGGACATCACCAAGAAGTCAGGTGACAAGATCACATCCATCAAGCCAAACCTTCAGGAAAAGGTTGCAAACAAGGTTGCTGGAATGGTGGACATTGTTGCAAGGGTTGTGGCTGATGGTGATGAAAGAACCCTTTCCTTCAAGACCAATGAAGTGATCTTTGGTGGTGGAAGATTGACAGTCAGTGATAAGGTCATTCCACTGGATTATGATGATTTCATGTCAGTGTATGAAGAAGCCAATGCCAATTCAAAGGGTGGAAAGAAGAAAGCTACAGAAGCACCAAAAGAAGATCAAAAGTCATCAAGAGGTGGCAGAAGAAGATCCAAGGATGCTGCAGAAGAAGAAAAAACTGAAGAAGCAAAAAATTTTACAGAAGAAGTTCAAGAAGATAAACCTGAAGAAGTAAAAGTTGATGAAGTTGAATCTGAATCAAAGGATGAAGCTGAAGATCAAAAGTCATCAAGACGTTCAAGAAGAACCAGGAATTCAAATGATGAAGAAGCTTCAGAATCCACTGAATCAGATGAAGAAGCTGAAGATAAATCATCAGGAAGGACAAGAAGAACAAGAAAGAAAAGGGGTGAATAAGACGTGAAACTTGAAATGAATGCTGCTGATTTAAAGTACCTGATGGATGCTTGCAAGCTTTCTGTTGACAAGGCTGGTATAAGACCAGCTTTGGAAATGATTGCTTGCAGAGTATCAAACAATGGCACCATGACAGCAACAGCACTGGATGGTTACAGGATCCACAGTGTGACAGTGCCATGTGTAGTCACTGAAGGGGATGTTCAATCAATCCTGCTGATCCCACTGGTGAAGGTACCATCAAAGACCAAGCATGTGATCATTGAAATCCTGGATGAAGAAGTCATTTATGACTTCATGACCAGCAAGCAAGTCATCAAGGTTGAAGATTTAGAATTTCCAAATCTTGATCAGCTGCTGCCAAAGGATAATCCAGCTTTCAGCATCTATGTGAACCCAAAGTACATGGAAGATGCTTTCAAAGCTTTCAGGAACCATGAAACAGTGAAGATTGAATTCTATGGTGAAACCAGTCCAATTATGGTGAAGCACTATGAAGATTATGCTTTTGTATTACCCAAGAAAGTAAACGAAAACAACTATTAAAAATTGAAAGGATATGGTGAAAAATTATGAGTAAAGCATGGGAAAAGTTTGATAAGGCAATTGACGTTGAAGGACTTCAGAAGGATGTTCAGGAAGCTGCAGAAAACAATCAGAGTTTTGAAGAAGTGCCACATGGCACATATGAAGTGAAGGTTGAAAAGCTTGAACTGGTTGAATCAAAAGCAGGGGATCCAATGGTGACTTGCTGGATGCGTATTCTTGATGGAAAGTTCAAGAACAGCATGATCTTCATGAACCAGGTCATCACACAAGGTTTCCAAATCCACATTGCAAATGAGTTTCTAAGAAGCCTGGATTCAGTAATGGATGTGGAATTCAAGACCTATTCACAGTATGGTGAACTGCTTATGGACATCCATGAAGCCATTGATGGTGAACTTGAATACCTTCTTAAATACGATCAGAACAAGAAGGGTTACAACACCTTTTCAGTTGAAGAAGTTTATGAAGCATAATAACTAATCAATCAGTGGGGAAGAAAGATCCTTCCCCACTGAAATATAACTTGAAAGGTGGGTGAAAAAGTATGTTGCATTTTATTGACTTTGAAGTGATGAAGCATAATTGGTTATGTGTCATCATCAATCCAGTATCTAAAACCAAGAAAGTCATTGTTGATGATCCAGGTGAACTGGAAGATTACTATAAGAAAGCCAAGGATGAAATATTCGTTGGTTTCAATATTCGTGGCTATGATCAATGGATCTTTAAGGCAATACTTGGTGGATTCAATCCAAAGAAGATGAATGATCATATCATTGCACAAAACAAGTCACCATATAGGTTTTCATCAACACTGAATAAGATACCAATTAATATCTTTGATGTTATGCCAAATCCACCAGTCAGTTTAAAAACCCTGGAAGCATTCATGGGTGTGAGTATCAAAGAAACAACCATCCCATTTGATTATCCTGATCCACTTAATGATGATCAGATCCAGGAATTGATTGATTATTGTACTGCTGACGTTGAAGCAACTATGGAAGTATTCCTGAAGCGCAAAAGGGAATTTGATTCCCATATGTCATTGATCAAGACCTTTGAATTGCCACTGAATTATATTGGTAAGACACAAGCACAGCTGGCAGCCATTATCCTTGGTTGCAATAGGGTGAACTACAATGATGAATGGAATATAAGCATCATTGACACGTTGAAGATCAAGAAATACAAGCATGTTATAGATTGGTATCAGCAACCTGAAAACAAGGATTACACCAAACGATTTGAAACAGAAGTTGCTGGTGTGCCACATACATTTGGTTGGGGTGGGTTGCATGGTGCAGTTGAAAAGTATCATGGTACTGGACAAATCCTTCATGTGGATGTGAATTCATTTTATCCAGCCATAATGATTGAATATGGACTTCTTTCCAGGGCAGTGAGAAACCCTGATGATTATAGAAAGATTAGGGATAAACGATTGGAATACAAGAAAGAAAAGAACCCATTGGAAGCACCTTATAAGATCATCCTGAATGGAACCTATGGGATCAGTAAGGACAAGTTTTCACTGGCTTTTGATCCAAGAAGGGCAAATGAAGTTTGTGTGAATGGTCAGCTGCTTCTTTTGGATCTGATTGAACACCTGGAAGTCATTGAAGGGTTTGAACTAATTCAATCAAACACTGATGGATTGATCATCAAGATCCCTGATACAGATGAAGCCTTTGAACAGGTGGATGACATCTGCTATGAGTGGGAAACACGCTGCAGGATGGGATTGGGGTTTGATTACATCAAAGAAATCTATCAGAAAGATGTGAACAACTACCTTTTCATTGAAATGAATGGTGATATTGAAAGAAAAGGTGGTTATGTGAAAGAAAATAACGATTTGGACAATGACCTTCCAATCATCAATGAAGCTTTGGTGAATTACATGGTCAATAAGGTTCCAGTTGAAGAAACAATCAATAATTGTGAAGATATAGTTCAATTTCAAAAGGTTGTGAAGCTTTCAAGCAAATATAAGTATGTAAAGCACAACAATGAACGGAAAACAGATAAAGTGTTTAGGGTGTTTGCTTCCAAGGATCCAAAGGATGGGAAGATTCTGAAGGTTAAAGAAAAAGTGAACAGAAAAACTGGCAGATCTTACGCTTCTGAAGAAAAATTTGCAAACACACCTGATAGATGTTTCATCATGAATGGTAATTTAAGTGACATGAAGATACCAAGGAAGCTTGACAAGGACTGGTATATCAAGCTGGCAATCAAAAGACTTGATGACTTTGGGATCAGTTCACAGCTTGAATTATTCAAGGATTTTGGGGTGATGGTTTAGATGCAGCTGTTCAAAGGATATATTGAAACGAAAAATAAAAAAGCAGCAGAGAAATTCAAAGGAAGAACTGACTTCAAAACCTTGGAAGAAGTCAAGGATCTTTCTGAATATGCTGGCATCCTAAATGATGAAACAATTTTGATTGATGTTGATGATCAGGAACAAGCTGAACTGATGATGGACATTGTGGAAGCAAAACAGCTTGACTGCAGAGTGTATCAAACCACCAGGGGAAAGCACTTCCTATTCAAGAACAGTGGAATTGATAAGAATGGAACCCACAAGAACCTTGCATGTGGGATCAATGCTGACATCAAGATTGGAAGCAGAAATTCCTATTCAGTTCTGAAGTTTAATGATAAAGAACGATTCATTGAATGGGATGTTGAACCAGGTGTTGAATATCAGGAACTTCCAAAATGGATGTTTCCAGTCAATACAAATGTTGATTTCTTTGAAATGGAACCAGGTGATGGAAGAAACCAGGCTTTATTCAATTACATTCTAACCCTTCAATCATCTGATTTCACAGTGGAAGAAGCAAGGGAAACAATCAAGATCATCAATGAATATGTGCTGAAGGTTCCACTGAAGGAATCGGAACTTGAAGTTGTACTTAGGGATGATGCTTTCAAGAAGCCAATCTTCTTCAAGGGTAACACCTTCCTGTTTGATAAGTTTGCAACCTATATCAAGAACAACAACCACATCAAACGGATCAACAACCAGCTGCACCTTTACAGGGATGGGATTTATATCAGTGGTTATTCAGAAATTGAAGCTGAAATGATCAAGCATATTCCACACCTGAACAGGGCAAAGAGAAATGAAGTTCTGTCATACTTGGAAATCATGATCAGGGATAACACACCAACAACAGATGCCAAGTGGATTGCTTTCAGGAATGGACTTTTGAACCTATACACAGATGAATTTGTTCCATTCACCAGTGACCACATCATCACCAATAAGATTGATTGGGATTATGATCCAAATGCTTATCATGAACTGACTGATCAGACCTTGGACAAGATTGCTTGCAAGGATGAAAAGATCAGGATGCTGCTTGAAGAAATGGTGGGATATTGTCTTTTCAGAAGAAATGAACTTGGAAAGGCTTTCATCCTTACTGGATCAGGATCCAATGGTAAGTCAACATTCCTGAACATGCTGAAGAACATGCTTGGGAAAAGGAATGTGTCATCCCTGGATCTGAAGAAGTTGAATGACAGGTTCAGCACAGTGATGATGTATGGGAAGCTGGCAAACATAGGTGATGACATATCAGAAGAATTCATCACTGATTCAGCTGACTTCAAGAAGATTGTCACTGGTGAAACCATAGATGCAGAACAGAAAGGACAACCAAAGTTTGAATTTGAACCTTATGTGAAGCTTCTGTTTAGTGCCAACAACATCCCAAGGATCGGTAAAGGAAAAGATTCAAGTGCCATATTAAGAAGGTTGATCATTGTTCCCTTCAACGCTAAGTTCAGCAGCACTGATCCTGATTATGTTCCATTTATCGGTGACAAGCTGAAGAACCAAGAAGCTATTGGGTACTTGATTAATTTGGGTGTTGAAGCACTGAAAAGGGTTCTTGAAACAAGGAACTTCACGGTTTCAGAACACGTTCAAAGAGAACTTGAAGATTATGAAGAAGAAAACAATCCAATCATTGGGTTCTTCAGGGAAACGGAACTTGATGAAATTGAGAATGAACCAACAAATGAAGTCTATAAAAGATATTCTGTCTATTGTTCAGAAAACAACTATCATCCAGTTTCCAAGATTGCATTTTCAAAGGAAGTGAAGAAATACTTTGGATTTGAAATCATTGATAAGAAAGTGGATGGAAGAAAAAGACGGATCTTTGTTGGTGAAGAATAAATTTTTTTACTAACAAAGTTTATGAAATTAAACTATAAGGAAGGTGAAGTTTAGGTTATGATAAATTTGTTAAGTTTGTTTAGTGGTATAGGTGCTTTTGAAAAAGCACTTATCAATCTAAACATTGACATTAATTTAATCGGTTACAGTGAATTTGATAAGTATGCAAGTAAAGCATATTCACTAATCCATAATATATCTGAAGAAATGAACCTTGGGGATATAACACTTATTGATGAAACTTCCATTGACAGTCCAGTTGATTTAATCACATATGGATTCCCATGCCAAGACATTTCAGTTGCTGGAAACTTAAAAGGTTTCACTGATGAAGATGGCACAAAGACAAGAAGTGGATTATTCTTTGATGCTTTAAGAATCATCACACACACACAACCAAAGATTGCTATTGCAGAAAATGTGAAGAATTTGGTTGGTAAAAGATTCAAAGATGAATTTGAAATTGTACTTCAGTCATTAGAAGATGCAGGTTACAACAATTATTGGAAGGTGTTGAATGCAAAAGATTATGGGATTCCACAGAACAGGGAAAGGGTGTTCATAGTATCGATCAGAAAAGACCTTGACACAGGTATATTTGAATTTCCTGAACCTTATGAACTTGAATTAAGATTAAAAGATGTATTGGAAGATGAAGTTGATGAAAAGTATTTTCTAAGTGATGAAAAACAACAATTATTCATGACCACGTTAAAAGGGAAGATAGAAGCTGGTGGAATAGACGTATCAAGAAAAGGTGAACAGTTTGAAGGTGTAGCTGATGTTGCAAGAACTTTAATGGCAAGGGATTACAAAGGATTGGATAATACAATTAAAACAGCAGTTTTAGTTAAAGAACCAGTAAGACTTGGAAACATTTATGGTGATAAATTTGGCACTGGATATGCTGGAAATGTATGGGATAAAGAAGCAATTTCCCCAACCCTTATGACTATGCAAGGTGGAAATCGTCAACCAATGGTAATAGTTAAAGAAGCTACTAAGAAAGGTTATAAGGAAGCCTATGAAGGTGATTCAATTAATTTAGAACAACCAAACTCTAAAACAAGACGTGGCTGGGTTGGAAAGGGTGTTGCTCAAACTCTTACAACTTCACCACAACAGGCTGTTGTGGTGAACTATAGGATCAGAAAGTTGACACCAAAAGAATGTTTTAGATTAATGGGGTTTGATGATGAAGATTGTGACATCCTTATGGAGAATAAAATTTCCAACACACAGTTATATAAACAAGCTGGGAATTCAATTGTAGTAGATGTAGCTGAAGAAATACTTTGTCAGTTATTAGATGATGAAAACAAAATATATGTTTAAGAAAGGGTGAAACGGATGGAAGATAAATGTGTTTGTTGTGGTGAATATGTTCCTGAAGGCAGGCAAGTTTGTATTGCCTGCATGAAGAAGCAGAAAGTAATCCTTGTCAATGAAGCTGAAGGTGAAATCAAACTGATCAAATTAGGGAAGGTTGAACTTCATTCAGGAATATGTGAAACGCTGAATGACATCTATGAACGGAAAAATCATGACTATGGTGATTCATTTGCAAAGCTTAGAAATGAACTTCCAAATGCAATCCTGGTCAGGATCTATGATAAATATTCAAGACTGAAAACGCTGATGCAGGGTGCAGATCAGAAAGTAAAAGATGAATCCATTGATGACACACTGATGGATCTTGCAAACTACTGCATCATGGAACTGGTGGAAAGGAAGGTAAAAGAGAATGACCAAAAGGGAACTTATTGAAGCTTTAGAAAAACTGGATGTGGATGATGAATGTGAAGTTGTTTTTTATTCAACAACCGATATTTTCTTTAAGCTTAGAAAAGTGGATGTGGTTGACGGTGATGAATATGAACCTGGAACTGGTAAGCTTGTATATTTGAATTAATAAAGAAGGAAGGTAAACAATTATGAAAGTAAATGAATATCAAAAGCTGGCACTTAGAACAGCAAGCAGCATGGAACCTGAAGATCTGATCTTGAATGGTGCTTTGGGTTTATGTGGTGAATCAGGTGAAGTTGCTGATGTAGTCAAGAAGTGGAAGTTCCAAGGTCATGACCTGGACAAGCAGAAGATCATCAAAGAACTTGGGGATGTTTGCTGGTATATAGCAATCACAGCTGAAGGATTGGGTGTGGATCTTGAAACAGTGATGCAGTTGAACGTTGATAAGTTAAGAAAAAGATACCCTGAAGGGTTTGATCCTGATAAGTCAATCAACAGAAAGGATGTGGATTGATGGCTGGTAGAAATCCAATGTTCAATGCAAGTGGGTGTAAGGATCCAACAGCTTATGAAGCAGTTGAACATATAACCAAGGAAGAAAAGGAACTGAATGACAGAGTTCACAAGGTAGTGAAAATCATTAAGAAGCTTATTGATCTGACAGACTTTGAATTGATTGGAAGGATTCAGATCAGGGATAAGAAAACAGGAAAGGAATTCAGGTGATCAATGATGAACAGATTAAATCAATTTGATGAAATAATGGGGAAATACATCCCTGATGAATTTAGAACTTACTTGATTGAAAATGGTTTCTTCAAAGTACCTGCATCCAAAGGTCATCATGGTGCTGAAGAAGGTGGATTGTTTGATCATAGTTATGCAGTGGCAGCAGCACTGAAGGATCTGACCAAAGCAAACAGATTGAAGTGGCAGCATCCAAGATCACCAGTGGTGGTTGGAATGTTCCATGATCTTTGCAAGATTGATCAGTACAGGTTGGTTGTGGATGATCCAGGAAGGGAAATGTTTGGTGGTGAGATCCAGGGAAGAACCATCAAGATTGAATACAATGATGACTTCCTGATCCCTGGTCATGGTGACAAGTCGGTGATGTACCTGGCAAGTCACATGAAACTTACTGAAGAAGAAGTTCTTTGCATTAGATGGCACATGGGTGCATTTGATAACAAGGACAACTGGAAATATTACAGTGCAGCAGTCAGGAAGTTTCCAAATGTACTTTGGACACATCAAGCTGACATGATAGCAAGTCAAGTGGAAGGGGTGTAAATAATGATGGAATTTTTTACAGATAAGATTCACAAGGCAAGGAAAGTTCATAAGTGTGAATTATGCTGTCAGAAGATTTCAATAGGTGAAAACTATCATAGACAGAGTGGGAAGTATGAAGGTGATTTCTTTGATAGATGTTTACATGATCATTGTGAAAATATAATTTCAACATTTTGCAGTGAAAACCATGAAAGTGAATATTCCCCTGATTGGATTGTTGACTGGTTGTCAGATCTTTATTGTCATAGTTGCGAACAGAAAGAAGATTGTGAAGTTGAAATTCTTCAATGTAAATTAATTCTTAATAACTTTATTAATAACAGCAGTAGTGGTGGAAAGGTTCAAGAAAAGCCTTAAAAGTTCAAGATGGGTTCACCTTTTTAATGTCTATCTTGAACCGTTTCAAAGCCTTATATATAAAGGGTTTGAAGGGTATGGGTTCAAGAAGTTCAAGATACTTCTAACTTCTTTTATAGGTACTTATTATTATATATAATTACTATTAATTCTTATTATATATAATATATAAAAATAAAGAGTATAAGGGGAAAAAGGTGAACCTTGAACCCAAAACTGATGAAAAACGTTGATATTACTGACTTTGAAGGGGTTCAAGATAGATAAATTTAACTTGAACCTTGAACCAAAGGTGAACCATACTTGAACTTGTGTGTAATTTTTAGATGAAAGGACTGATAATGTGAGTAATGTAAATGAAATCATAGAAAAGACAGCACAGGCAGTTGTGTCAGAATTAAAGAACAACGGATTGTTGAAAGATAGAAAACAAACACCATATCAAAAGACTGAAACCCTTCTGTATAACTATAATGATTTTAAAGAAGCAGTTGAAGATAAGTATAAGCAGATTGAAACGATCCAGGAAGAAGGGGTTCCAAAGAAATCAGCAAGCATCACCAGTTTTTCAGGTGAACATGTTACTTATGTGAAATCAGATGCTGAAAAGGCTGAAGAAATGATCTATGCTATTGAACAAAGCATCCGGGTCACATGTAAGTTCATCAAT